GCCGTTGGCAGCACTCACAACAGCATTAGCCATGACGGCTGCCGTTGACTCTGACCCAACAACACCAGCCCCCTCGGGGCCCAAGTAATAAGTCAGGGCAACCGTGGCAATTACTGGCAATGGGTCGTCTAGAAACTTTTCAACAGTGCCAACACCAGCATCGATGATGTCTTGACCTGCATCGCCAAGGCCGTCAACAAAGTTTTCTGCTTCTTGTAAGGGATCAGACATTTACCGTCCCCCTGTACTGAGTGATGCCTTTGCCGTTGGGGCCAAGGTTTTCAATTTTGATGGGGTAGCCAAAACGCTCGATGAGTTGCAAAGTTGGCAAGTTGTCAGTGACGCCAGTCACGCTTGTGTATCCAGCCAAGCGCATGGCCTCTGCGAATTCTTTGAAGTTGCGAGCAAACTTTATCGGAGGGTCGGCATTGAACATCGAGACCTCAGCCTGATGCTTGCCTGTGATCATGATCAAAAACAGCGAGTTACCGCTGCGCATCATGCGAGCCTTGTCGCTGTTGCGAATCATTGAAGACACCAAAGAATAGGCCTTCTTCCAGTCATGCCCAAATCTGTTGATTTCTGGGCACTTCTGGAAAATCTCCTGCGTGGTCATTTCTTTTGTTGTCATGCTGAACTCGGGTTTACTGCGTTGACCAATTCTTGCGCCCACTGCTGCCAATCGGCGAAATTATCGGTCATCGGGATTGCTTCGTTCGCAAACACATCGATCGCCCGTATGCCGTTGCCCCACAGTTTCCAATCAGTGAGTGGCGTGGGTATTTCCAACTGTTGCGCAGCGTAAAGCTCGCACATGAGCGCAGCCCATGAGTCGAATGTGTGACCTCGAGGGTCGTAGACGAGCGCAACATTGGCCATTAACCGTACCCCCGCACATCGCCGAAGTCTGCGTCGCACAAGATTTTGCCGACCTGATAGTCGCCGTTGGCCACATTGCTGCGGAACTTCAGGCGCATCTCACGACGCTGCTCACGCAAGTCAATCTTGCCTGTGTTTGGCTCAAATTCGTAGGGGCCAGTGGTCTTGTCTTCGACCTGAGCGTAGGGTCGGCCAGTGATGTACAGCTCCATCGTGCCGCTTTGGATGAAGTCAGGCTCGAGGCGCTCCAAGTGAATCCACTGGTTTGCACCCACCATGGAGGGCTGGGAGGGGCCGCCAGACACCCAACCGATGTCGTTGGTCTCAAAGTATGAATCGATGGCGTTGCTGGCCTGTTCTTTGATTTCATTGACGCCGCTCTCGTGCTGCCAAACGGAAATGGCGTCTTGTGGAGTGCTGAACGTGATGTCTTCCGTGCCAGTGGCCGTGGCGGCCTCCGAAAGCTCGATGGTTTGGGCGTAGATGGCGCTTACGGGCACGGAAAAGCCGCTACCAGTGCCACCGATGTCGGCAGCCGCAGCACTCAAAACATCACCCACCCAGTAGCCAACGCCGCCGTATGTGATGGTCACCGAGGTTACTGCTGCGCCAGACACCACGATGGTGGCCAAAGCGCCTCCGCCGTTGCCGCCAGTCAGCTCAACATCGGCGTATGTTCCGTCGGTGTACAGAGAGCCGCCAGTGATGGCGCCCAAAGTCTTGATGGCGCTGGCTTGAATAGCTGTGACGGTTGATCCTGCGGCGATGCCAGTGCCTGAGACGACTTGGCGCAAGGCAACATCAGTGTTGTATGTGTCGAGGTAGATGTACTCGCTGCCGTTTGTGGTAGTCATTGACTCAGTAAACACGACCTCAGAGGGCGTAACATCCCAGCCAGCATTTATAGGGTACTGGAACACCTGAGAGAAGTAACCAGCAGAGCGTCGAGCACCCAAGGCGGAGCCTGCGTCGTACCAAGTTTGCTCACGCACGTTGTAGATGATCGCGTCGGTGCACTCCGTAGCGTCGCCGCGTGGGTAGAACCACCAAATCTCGCCAAAACGAGGCACTTTGGTGACCCAAACCTTTTGGCGCTGGCTGTAGTTAAGGTTGTCAAAGAACCAGTTCTGGTTCATGTTGTTTGGGATTTCCTTGACCACACCGTTGTACATCAAGAAGCGATCCACGCCGCACCAGTAGTAGATGCCGTCGTACTCAATGGCCGACTGGCTCGAGAGGATTGAAGATTGGCTCGAAATGATGTCGTAGCGCCAATATTGGGTGACCGTTGTGGCCCCGCTGGTGATCGTGGTGGGGTTGTCAGACACGCGAACAAGGCTATCAAGCCTTGGACGATCTTTCCTGTGGCCACATTGGTCTCGTTGGCGTCCGCAGATACCCAGTCGTCGGTGTTGCCAGCCGAGCAGTTGCGAATCAAGCCGTTGTTGCCGTACACGAAGAGGTAGGGGTGCAGCGAAACCACGCCGCCAGACACTGATACCTCGTTGTCAAAAGTGGCGGTCACGGTGGCCGAGGCCGTCGCAGCGTTGGAGATGACGACCGTCGTAGTGCTCACACTCACCACGGTGGTGTTGGCAGGAATGCCTGCACCTGTGATGGTTTGGCCAGCGCCGATCAGGGGGTTGGCGGCGGCCAAGGTGATGGTAGTACTGGTGTTGACCGTGGTCACGCTGTCCGTGAATACGCCAACCTTGCGCATGGTGTAGCCATTGATGTCGCCGCCGAGCACTGGGGTGTTGGCGGTGCTGTCGATTTTGGAGAGGTTCTGGCCGGGGTGCGCCACAAGGATGCTCACTCCCTGACCAAGCACATCGTAAAAACCATCAAACTGCCACATATTGAGGTTAGAAGCGGTAAAACTACCCGCGGTGAAACTGAAATCGTTGATACCTCCACCAATGCCGTTGTTGTCCACCACCAAGACCTGCAAGCCATTGTTGTAGCCGCTGAATACTTGGGTGAAGCCATTGGTTGGATTTACCCACATGCCCCGTGAAGGGCCAGTCATCTGGTTTGTGATCTCTCGATAGCCGCCAATTTTGCGTGGCAAACCACGCTGAAAGCGAACCCAAAGGCCATCGTTGTAGAAGTCCTTGGCGAAGACCGTGCCATCACGCTGGATGCCCGGCTTCGTGTCGAGAGCAAAAACCTTTTCGGTCATCAGAATGTCCCTCCGAGGACACCGCCGCTAAATGTGCCAGAGCCCACCACCGAGATGCCAGAGGCGGAGACGGTGAGGCGCTTGACAGCCAAGACCGCGACGTTTAACTCGCCAGAGGAGTTGCGGTAGATGCCTGTTGAGGTCTCGTTGGCGAAGTTGATTGATGGAGCACCTACGGCGCCGTCAATTACCGACAACGAAGTGGCGCCAGCCAGCACGGTGTTGGCGTTCAAGAGGTTCACCGAGTCGCAAATCAGCGTAACTTGGTTGCCAGCGGTGATGGTCGCGGTGGCCGCTCCAGAGAGGCCCGTGGTCATGGTGACGGTGTAGGCGCTCGCAGTGCCATCAGTCTGGTTCGACACATAGTAGACCTGCACCGACTGAGGCACAACCACGGTCACATTACCCGTCAGCGTGCCAGTGAACTTCAAGATCACATTAGACGCCTCGGTCGAGGTGAGAGTGTAAGTGCCAGTGGTGACGGGCTTGGTCAATTGGGTAAAGTTGAACTGCGTCGACTTACCCAAACCTACGGAGTAAAAGGCCGCGCCTGAGCACACCACAATACATGAGTCGCCAGACTGCATGAGAATTGAGGACGATCCGTCAAATAAATCAGGTGCCGTGGTGGCTACCGTCAAGGTGCTTGTGCCGCCGTTGCGAAGCATGAAGAACCAATTGTTGCCAAGCGTTGAAGCAGCGTCCAATGTCAGCGTACCAGCCCCGCCTGTCCATACATAAGTCTGTGCGCGGAAAGTGCTGTCAGCGGTGGTGTCAGATGCGAAGGTGGTGACTGGGGCGCTCTGGTTTAGCGTGTTGCTGATGGCCAACAAGCCGTAGCCCGCCAAGGTTCCAGCGTCAGCAGCGGAAGCTCCAGCGCCAAACGCGATCACACCCCAAGTACCCTCTTCATCAGGGTTGTCGGTGATATAAACATACTTGGCCTCACCCGCGGCCACCGTGGTAATGACATTTGCGCCAGCGTAGTCCTTGACGGTGAAGGTATTGGCGCCGATGTTGCGAATCAGAGCATCGTTACCCACCGACGCTTGATTGGCGGGCGGCATGTATAGCGAAAGGCCAGAAGACGAGGCCGTGACATCCATGATCCGAGCGGCGTAGTCGTCCGTGGCGTTGCCGTTGATCGGCCACTCCAGTTGGGTGTTCGCCGACAAGGTGACATCGCGGAAAGAAACATCGGTCGGCTGGACGACGTTGGCGGTGAAGGGGCTGTTGTAACTCATGAGTCGATTGCCACAGTTTGACGGTCACCAACACGGGACTGATCCTCAGCCTTGAGGGTAGCCATGATGAGATCGTATTGTTGTTGCCACATTGCAATTCGGGCGTCGTTCTTCAAGAACGGCATCGCTTGGAGCAGCGAACCGTACAGAAGGGCTTGGGGTGCGTAGGTGGTGAACCAATTGGTCTGGTTACTGCTGTCCAACGGCTGCACACGCTCGTAGTAGAGCACTTCAAACGCATAGTCGTCAGCAGGGGTAGGCGCCACGAGCCAGTGGGTGTAGTCGTAGTCGCAGTAGAACTTGGGAACATCCGTGTCGGTGGCGTCTGGCCAATACTCACGCAGGTATTCGTACTTGCGCAACAGCACTGGGAAGCGTTGGCCAGCCACGGTGATGTTCATCGAAACGGTTTTGTGCCAACGCGCAGGCTTATCAATGATCGCCTGAGTGGCCACCATGTTGCTGGTGTTGACCGTGAGGTTGCCCAAAAACTTGATCTGGCTGGCGATGATTTGCTCGGCCAGCATGATGAAGGTTGGAATTTTTGCCAGTGTTGCGGCGTCTGTTCGTTCGAGATACGAAGAGATGTCCGCCACCAGCGAGTCGTAAGTCATAACGGCTGCTGTCGTCATAGAACCGCCTTTGTTAAATCAAGATTGTTTTGACGCCGCTTTTTCCAAACAGCCATTGCCAGCATTTTAGACTCCCGTCAAGATAAAGACAATCAGGCCTTGCACACATCGATGCAAGCGTCGTACAAGGCTTCTCGTTGAGGCAGCCCGATCTTGCCGCCGTTGATCACCACGGTCATGCCCTCGATGTCCTCGGCGTCAGCGAACTTGCTCAGGTTGTTGACGCTCCAAAACCACGCTGCCGAGCGTGCGGCGTACTCTGGCTGGAGCAAAAGGTCAGGGTTGGCCACCAAGTCCACGCCGAGGGCTTTGCCACAGCGGGTGTAGTTGTCCTTGCCAGTCA